AACAAACTTAAATTAAATTGTCAACCACAAAAAAGCCCTTTTGGCAAGGGCTATAAAGTGTTGTAGAAATACAACGGATTAGATTCTAAAACTTTCCCCACATCCACATTTATCCTTCTCTAAGGGGTTGATAAATTCAAATCCCTCGTTGAGTCCATTGCGAACATAGTCTACAGTAATACCTGCGACTAGAGGAATGGATTTTGGGTCAGTTACAATAACAGTATTATTATCGTTTAGCAATATATCTTCAATATCAAGCTGGTCAACATATTCCATAAAATAAGCATAGCCCGAACAGCCTGTAGTTTTTACGCCTAAACGAATAGCAATACCCTTGCCACGTTTCTCAAGATTACTTTTAATTTTCTTAGCGGCTATGTCGGTTACTGTGATCATTGTTTACTTCTATAATTTTCTATAGCGGCTTTAATAGCGTCCTCAGCAAGTATCGAGCAATGGATCTTGACTGGCGGAAGGGCAAGCTCTTCCGCAATCGCCGAGTTCTTAATCTCTCCAGCTTGCTCAAGTGTTTTACCCTTAACCCATTCCGTGACGAGCGACGACGATGCAATCGCCGATCCGCAACCGTAAGTCTTAAATTTAGCATCTGTGATGATCCCATCTTCTACCTTTATTTGTAATTTAAGAACATCTCCGCAACTAGGTGCTCCCACTAAACCCGTACCAACATCCTTATCCTCTACATCTAATCTTCCAACATTACGGGGATTATTATAATGATCAAGAACCGCATCGCTGTAAGCCATATTATATCTCCTGTATCTTTTATTGTATATGAAAAGTTGACATAAGTCAACTATAATGATTACGAACGGCGTTTCATTGCCGCTTTGGCATTTGAATCAACTACTTTTTCGGCTTGATCGGTATCCATGGCTTGATCGCTTGGTTCGTCATTGCCTTTGAATTTGATTACATTCGAATTAGGTTCGTATGGTAATAATACGTTACTAAGTGGTTCTCGAGCAATCAAATCACCTAATGTATCTGCAGTAACATTAACGCCAAGGTTTTGTGCTAATTGAACAAATGCTTGAGTTGAGATTTGTTTTTTGGAATCTGTATCACTAGCACGGCCCGACAAAAATTGTGTCAGGGCCATTAGCTTATCAGAGTCAACTTGACCAGCGGCATTCTCTACTTCAAAGATTAACATTTATCGTTTTGCGCGACCTAAGCCTGCGCCACCCATTTCAGGAGACTCTGGCTCTTCTGCGTCTAACTCAACACCTAACTCAGCGTCGGCATCTAAGTCGGCACCTAACTCAGCATCCATCTCTCCACCAAATCCATCTTCTTCGCCCGGAACGGTTGGAGCAGCTTGACCGGTGACTACACCAAGTGCTTGATCTAATTGTTGACGTGCGCCTTGTAAGTTTTGTAACAAGCCAGCCAATGCGGCTGTTGCGTCTGTGTTAAACTGCATAGCTTGGTCAACACCAATTTGATTTTTAATTTGGTCAACTAATGCTGGCAAATCTTTAAACTGCATTGCTGATACTTGCTCGGACATTTTTTGTACTTCGTCGACCATGTCTTGACTAGCTAACACTACTTGAGCTTGTTGTACTTCTGACTCACGGAGCAAATTGTAAGCAAAACGACGGAAAGATTCGTTTGTTGTTTGTAATGCGGCCTGGGCAATCATTTTTTGATCGTCTGCTGTTCCAGTTCCTTGTGTAGCTTTTTGCATAGCAACTTTAAGTTTAGGATCAGCAATAGTATTAATTTGCGCATCGCGTTGTTGTTTTTTAGCAGCATCGCCTGCTACTGTTGTAGGATTAACCGGCGGCATATTTTGTTGTGATAACTGTTGGTTCTGATTAGCACCTGCTGTAGATCCAACTGCTACAGTTGAAGTCTCGCTAACTTTAGTAGCCAATACACGTTCCATCATCATCAACTTTAAGTAAGTTGGGTTCTGCTCTGATGTGTGATAACCGGCGGTAGCTCTGTGCTCATTTACGAGCTTGCGTACTTTGCTCAACATCATGCGAGCTTGCTTAGGGGAGATTACATCCACGTTAATGGTGTCTCCAAAATAGCTCTCGAATACCTTAGCGGCTTTTTTTGACGGACGCTGCGCGGCCAGTTCGAATAGTTTCATTATCAAATCCTCGTTGTTGACAGTATTTAGCATAATTGACGCATTTGGTTAATTCTTGCTCTACTTGTTTTTTGCGTATAATCTTAGTTTCTAGTTTAGTTTCTATAGTTTCACGAAATAATGGGGTTTTACTGCGGTCTGCAAGGTTTGCACGCACGGATATATCGCTTATCAACGAGTTTAGTTTATTATCTAATGTTAGTATATCTCTGGCTAGATTATAGTATGTAAATTTGTCGGCTATACACCAACTTAATGCTGTTTTTGTATTACTAAAATTGCCTACTTCTGTGGCAGAACAGTATACGCGATATCCCACTGATTCAGGAATTATGCGGTACTTTCCAAAAACTTCGTATTCACCTATTTCGTTTTGAAAAAGTACATTTTCAGACAAGCCTTTAAATTCCTGTCTAAACATACGTTCGAATTCTTTATCCATTATCATTTTGCTAAAACGTGTATCATAATGCCAAATAAACTAACAACTAAAAATCCAATAATGCCAACTCCCCACCCAATTAATCTATCATTGTTCTTTTCGGCCATTTTACCCACGGTTTCTTTAACTTCTTTAACCATTGCGCCAACTGATGTAATTTTATTGTCAAGAACAGAAATTTTATCCTCTAATGCGTTGTATCTTTCGGCGCAGAGTTCAACGTGAGCTTCAAGACTCTTTTTTTCAATATCTGTTGGTTCAATCATAATGTTTTCCTGTAACATATTATTTATAGTAAAGCGTCAAACCAAATGTTTTGATCTTCGCCAATAGTTACTAGTATTGGGGTTAAATTTTTCTTATTTCCCAAACCTATAAGCATAGGTACACCATTACAGTCGGATTGTAATAGTTTTGTGGGGTTTTCTTCAGATCCATATGGATACGGGGTTTCAACTTCAAACTCAAAAGTCCATAAATTTTTAACCTTAATGGGGTTTTCTATTTGAGATATTTGTGTTCGTAACCCAATTAATTGTGTAAGTGTTTCCCAATTTCTCTGTTGATTTCTAGCATAATTCCACGACCGTTCGTCTTCAATTAACATATTTGACAAATCATTAAATGGTACCCGTGATAATTTGTAGTGTCCAGTAACACCAGTAGTAGTAATATCAAAGAAGGTTTTACAAGTAAATTTCATTCTGAGGTTCTTGACAGTTCATATAAAATTTCAATTCGTTCGCATAATTCATTTATAACTGGATTTGTAGCACGTTCAGCCAATATAAACTGCCAACGTTCTTGCTGTCGCAAATCTGCTAAATCCTTTTCTAACTCAGGATCCTTTAAATGTATTTCACGATTTTTATTGCCAGGGTTACGGGCGTAAACAGTACGACCCCCATCTGGTGATTCGTACACGGTAATTTCGGTAATCTTACTAACTGTCATAATATATGTATATTTAACCCAATATAGAAAGGCCCGAATTAAAGTCAACAAAAAAGCCCCTTGCGGGGCTTAATTTATTGCTGGCTTATAAACTTATTCAGTTCTTCGGCCTTTGCTATAATGTCAGTAGTATTTGGAAAATTAGGCATAGTTGGATATGGAACTTGTCCTTTATTTTCATCTGTCATTAAGGCATAAAACTCGTCCTTTAAAGAATCTCTTTTTTGATAAATTGGTTCAAATAAAGACTCTTTGGCGAGTTTGAGAAGTTCGAGACGAATCTCAAATGGTGTTTTGCTCATGATAATCTCCTTTCTGTGTGTATGTGTGTTAAACACGAGCGTAGCTGTTGCTACAATAGTATTTATGTCTGTAAATTTCAGTCAACAAAAAAGCACCTTGCGGTGCTTTCTTGACATTTTAAAGTAAACTTTAAAATTAACTTGCTGTTGTAGCTGTACTAGCTAAACGGAAACCAACATTTGTTACAGTTGCGCCGGTAGCGTCGTAACCTGTGCCAGCAACGTTAGCACCCAAAGCACGAATACTAGCTTGCAATGTTGCAGCTGTGTAAGCGCCTAATGGGTAAAGAGCAATGCTCATGTTTGTAACGTTACTAGTTGCCGCGACTTGATAAATTGCTACTGTACTTGTTTGCTGAATAGTCTGCAAAATAGTCTGGATCGCACCGTTAACACCTGCTTGAGCTGAAGGATCAGCACCTAAGTCACAGCCGAAAAAGTCAAGAGCTGGGCCCATGAAGTTTGTTGGTGTGCCTGCTGGTGTGTATGTTGCGTTAGCAGCTAATTGTGGGCCATTGAGTGTGTCAATAGCGAATACTGGTTGTGAACCACCTGATACTAATGGAATTGAAGCCATGATTTAAATCTCCTATATATGTGGTCCCAAAGGACCTGCATGTATTTAGTCGAACGACAAAAAATGGCTATCTTGGATTGTTATTGTGGACTATTTTGGGCTTTATTTGCCCTGGAAAAGTCAAATCTATTGACGAATTTAGTAAGGCCGCCTGGTGTAGCTATAACCCAACCCTCTTGACCCGGGTGCTGACGATCTAGCTGTTTTAGCATATCCATCTTGAGGTTATGTAACAATACAAAAGCGGTAAATGCCGCACTCATACCTTCCATATTGGATCGTGGACTTTGTAAATATTCCACAATATTGTTATATTTGCGGGGAGTTACTTTTGACTGTAGCCATTTACCAAATCCTGGCAACAATACATTAGGATCAAAATCAGCTACAGTATCATCTTTAACTAAACTATTAATATAATCTACACAGAGTTTTGGTAAATCACTAATTTGAAGTTGGCGTAGTTCAGCTGGGCTAAACAATGTATTGATAGCTGTGCCTTGACTACTAACTAAACTCTTTAATTGTTTAACCAAACTATTGTCGGTAGGTTTAACATTTTCTTTAGGGCTAATAGGTTCAACGAGTAACAATCCTGGAACTGGATTTAATTTTACTTTACCCAATGGTTCTTTACTTCCGCCCGATTCTTTGTAGTAAGTATGAATAGCAATACCTACTTGACTAGCACCAATGTCTTTACCCAGTTCAGAATCAGCTGGAATAGCATATTGAACCGTATTAGGTTTAAACATATAAGCACCAGTTTGTTCTGGAGGAGTTTCTGTGTATAACAAATCGCCTTGGATGTAGCCTTTAAAGTTTGACGGAACTGCTTGCTCCAACATAGGCCATAGTGTTTGATATAGTGGTGCTAATTGTGCTACGCGATTAGCTGGCTTGCCTGCCGCTTGTGCTTCGGCATCGCGATTAGCCAAGTGTTTTGTAATTTGTTGAGGACTTGTAAATAGTCCATTGTATCCAACGGCCGTAAATCCAGCAACATCAGTTAATACAAAAGTTCCATCGGGCTCGCGACCAAAAATAACAGCTGGCTTGCCGTCCCATTTAACTGTAACAGAAGATTCTGTGTTGTCTTTTAAATGTTCAATATGTGCCAATGCTTCTTTAATTCCAGCAACACCTTTACGGAATACTAAATCTTCAATATGTTCAATGCCTTTAGCTTTGCCGCCTTGAACTTCGGCAGCTTCTACTAATGGTTGCATACCTTGATTAACAATGCGGTCACGGAGTCGAGCCATGAAGCTGACTTCTGTGTATAGTTCTGTGCTGGTGTTTTCAAAGAAAGGGATACCTGCTTTTTCAAAA